TGTTTGTATCACAGATCATCGCATCAAATCCGCAGATTACAAGGAGCATTGACAATGTGGGTAAGAAGAGAACATTGTCCGGGATCAAGCTTGGCGAGATTCTCGACTAATGGCAACCAAAACTATGCTCCCTGCTTCAGGGGGCATAGATCCCAGAAATTTGACACATTTGACACGTGAATCTTAACTCTTTTTATTTTATGCATGAAAAATATATCCATATTAAGGATATGCTTTTTTCGAGCAAAGTTTCATAGAATTGTAAATCTCCTGTCAAATGTGTCAGAAGCCTTGATTTATAAGGAGACGATTTGACACATGAAAGAAGCAGACATTGTGAGAGCAATCATGAAATATCTGAAATCCGTTCCGGGATGCTTTGCCTGGAAGGAGCACGGCGGTATGTACGGTACCGCAGGAATACCGGATGTAATCTGCTGCTATCAGGGCAGATTCATTGGTTTTGAAGTAAAGACAGATACCGGGCAGCCGACTGAATTGCAGAAGGCTACCATTCGTAAAATCCGAAACTGCGGAGGGATAGCGTTGGTTGTCAGATCCGTGGATGAGGTGCGAGCCGTAATCGAAGGCTCCCTGCAATGAACAGAGAACAACGTAACAAAGAATACTAAAACAAAGAACAATGCTTCACTGCTTCGATGCCGCACTGTTTAATCAATTAAACTCTTTTGGAGGTACTGATCATGAAGATTAAAGAATATTTAGGTCAGGCTTATCGCATTGACCATCGTATCAATTCTAAACTAGAGCAGATCAGTTCACTGCACGATTTGGCGACGAAGGCAACGTCTACTATCAGTGATATGCCGGGTTCAGCTACAAGAAATATCCATCGTATGGAGGATATCATTGTGAAGATCATGGACCTGGAAGAAGAAGTAAATAAGGACATCGATGCTCTTGTTGATCTGAAGATGGATATCACGCACCTGATTAAGTTTGTAGATAATCATGAATATCAGATCATCCTGGAGCAGAGATATCTTTGCTTCAAGACTTGGGAGCAGATATCGGTGGATATGGGCTACAGTATTCAGCACACTTTCCGTCTGCACGATAAGGCACTGAAAGAAGTTGGCAGGATTTATGAAGATGAGAGTTGATGTGATAGAATGAGAGTCCGCTCTTATGATATTATTATAATGCGAACAGAATAAGAATTGATCGGAGCCATCGTGGAGGAATCTGCGGTGGCTTATATCATGGTTGGAGGTGAGAAAGTTATGCCTTATAAAAGCAGAGTACCATGCAAATATCCTGGCTGCGGAAAGCTGATACAGCCAGGTACTATGTACTGTGAAGATCATACTACACTCAGAAATAGTCAGTATGAAAAGTACGACAGGGATAAAGATACCAAGCGGCGTTACGGCCGTGCATGGAAGCGGATCCGTGACAAGTATGCTGCAGAGCATCCATTCTGTGAGCAGTGTTACGCCAAAGGAGTTCTGGTTCCGACAGAGGAGATCCATCACAAGTTATCGCTGAGTGAAGGTGGCACTCATGATAAAAGCAATCTGATTGCGTTGTGTAAGTCCTGTCATTCACAGATACATGCGAAGCGTGGAGATCGATGGGGATAAGGGCTCCCGCGAAGCCAGCTTCGTGGGAAGAGAGCGAGGTAGGGGCTATCAAAATCTCTATAGACTTATCTCCTATAGAACGGCGGGTGGGTCTTACGTGTGCAGTCGCGAAATGAAAAGTGAAAAATAGGGGAAGGAGGGATACCCGATGGCAGGTAGAAAACCAAAGCCTACAGCAATAAAAAAGCTGGAAGGTAATCCGGGAAAAAGAAAACTGAATGACAAAGAACCAATGCCGGTTAAGGGGATGCCCACATGCCCGGCATGGCTGATGCCTGAAGCCAAAACTGAATGGAAGCGTCTTGCAAAGATACTGTCAGAAATGGGTGTTTTGACAGAGGTGGACAGAACTGCCTTTGCTGCTTACTGCCAGTCTTACGCAAGATGGAAGGAAGCGCAGGAGCATATCAACGCTGAAGGAGCAACCTACGAAACTGAAAATGGTATGCAAAGACCTAATCCATATGTGGCTATCTGTAATACAGAACAGAGACTGATGATGTCTGCTGCTTCTGAGTTTGGACTGACACCATCTGCCAGATCCAGAATCATGGCAGCTTCTGGTGTGAATAAGGATGATGTTGATGAGATGGAGGCATTACTTGGGGGGGATTCTTAATGGCAAAGGAAACAAGGCCAAAGGGTTATCCAAAGCTGAAGAATTATCAGCCGACAAGATTTATGCTTCCGACTTCTCACTATGATAAAAAGAAAGCAGACAGAGCCGTAACTTTTATTGAAAATCTTTGCCATACCAAAGGTAAATGGTCAGGCACAAGGTTCTGGCTCTTACCATGGCAGGAACAGCTGATCAGAGATATCTTCGGTATCGTTAAGGCAGATGGAAACAGACAATTTAGAACAGCTTTTGTTGAAATATGTAAGAAGGTAGGTAAGAGCGAACTGGCAGCAGCTATCGCTCTTTATTTATTGTATGCGGATAATGAGCCGAGTGCAGAAGTGTATGGTGCGGCTGCAGACAGGCAGCAGGCTTCCATTGTTTTTGATGTTGCCCGTCAGATGGTTGAGATGTCACCCGCTCTGATGAAGAGAAGCAAGCTGATGTCAGCCACAAAACGAATTGTCAATTATGGAAATGCAGGCTTCTATCAGGTGTTGTCAGCGGAAGTTGGAAGTAAGCATGGTTTTTCAATTTCGGGACTTGTGTTCGATGAGATCCATACACAGCCGAATCGTCAGCTATACGATGTCCTGACTAAAGGATCATCCGATGCCAGACAAAATCCCCTTCATTTTATTATCACCACTGCAGGTACTGACAGACATTCTATTGCGTATGAGCTGCATACGAAGGCAGTTGATATTCTGGAGGGCAGGCGTGTGGATCCAACCTTTTATCCCGTGGTTTACGGGCTGAAGGACGATGAAGACTGGGAGGATGAAGCAAACTGGTACAAGGTCAATCCTTCCCTTGGCTACACGGTGGATATTGAAAGACTCCGTGATGCATACCGGGAGGCAAAGCAGAATCCGGCAGATGAGATTACATTCAAGTGGCTCAGGATGAACATGTGGGTATCCAGTACAACGGCATGGATACCGGATGCCGTTTTTATGAAAGGTAATGAAGAAATAGATTCGGATTCACTAAAAGGTCGTGAGTGTTATGCAGGTCTGGACTTATCCAGTACCGGTGATATCACGGCTTTGGTATTGATGTTTCCGCCGAGAGATGTGGATGAGAAGTATATTTTACTTCCATTCTTCTGGGTTCCGGAGGAAACAATACCGCAGAGAGTGAGATCTGCTTCTGTTCCATACGATGTGTGGGAAAAGCAGGGGCATATCCTGGCAACAGAAGGAAATGTTATTCATTATGACTTCATTGAACATTTCATAGAGGAACTTGGTGAGAAGTATCACATTCTGGAGATTGCGTTTGACAGATGGGGTGCTACCCAGATGGTACAGGATCTGGAAGGTATGGGATTTACCGTAGTTCCATTCGGACAGGGTTACAGCAGTATGTCTGCTCCGACTAAGGAATTTTACAAGATCCTGATGGAGGGACGCATGGTTCATGGCGGCAATCCGGTTCTCAGATGGATGGCAGGGAATGTGGTCATTGATACAGATCCGGCAGGCAATATCAAGGTGACAAAGGCACGATCCAAAGAGAAGATTGATGGAATCGTTGCTGCAATCATGGCTCTTGATCGATGCATCCGAAATCAGGGGCAGGAGAGAGGAAGCGTGTATGACACGAGAGGTCTGATGGTTATCGTGTAATGCTGATAATGACTGTGTGCTGACAGGTGAGGGTGAGAAAATATGTGTACAATAGCAGCAGTGACTGCTGGTATTCTTTTTATAGTGTCGATACTTTTTTGTATGTGTATGTGCAGAGTGGCATCTGATGCAGATGACAGAATGGAAGAGTTGTTTTG